CAGGCCGCGAAGACCGCGAAGCCGGAGAACAAGCGATGAGCAGCCCAGCTTGGCAGCGAAAGGAAGGCCAGAACCCCAAGGGCGGGCTCAACGAGAAGGGCCGCGCCTCGTACAAGGCCGAGACCGGCGGCACGCTCAAGGCTCCCGTGAAGTCCGGCGACAACCCGCGCCGCGCCTCGTTCCTCGCTCGTATGGGCAACATGCCCGGCCCGATGGAGAAGAACGGCAAGCCGACCCGCCTCGCCCTAGCCCTGCGCGCATGGGGCGCGTCGAGCAAGGAAGACGCCAAGTCCAAGGCCCGCGCCATCAGCGCGCGCAACAAGGAGTGATGCCGATGCCGCCCATGAGCCGCGAGCAGATGGACGAGTACGACAGAATCGTCATGGGCATGCCGGCGCGGCAGCCGGTTTTGCCTTCCGCATCCTACACGCCGCCGATGGACCCGATGGACCCGATGCTGCGCCCCGAAGGCACCGCCGGAGGCCCGGTGCGGTCCTACTCGCTCGACGATATCCGCCGCTTCCTTGGCTTCGGTAACCGCCCGGCGATGTCGCCCGCCGAGGCCGCGGACGCCGCGCAGATGTACGAGCGACTGCCCAACCCCGCCCTGCCCCCGACGCCGCCCGGCGGCTACGACGCCCCGTCGCCGTCGATCCCGTACATGCCCTCGACCGACCCGCGCGGCGCTGCGGCCCCGATCCCGCCGCCGCCGGCCCCGCGCGCTGCCCGGCCTCGTCCGCGCCTTCCGGTCATGCAAGGCGTCCCGAGCGAGGCAGACCTGCAGTTCCAGCCCGCACGCATCGACACGTTCGGTGGCCTGTCGCCCGTGGACATGGCGGCGATGGGACAGGCTGCGCCGGCGCTAGCGCCGCAAATCCAGCCAGGAGAGGCTTCTGCAGTCCCGCTGCGTCTGAACCCTCAGCAGCTCGCGCGTGCCGTCCAGCGTTATGGCCGCATGGAGATGGACCCGAATTCCTTCGCCAATCGTTTCAGACGGACCCAGACCGGCGGATGATCACCATCGCCACCGTCCTGCGCTCCGGCGGCGAGTACGAGCCCCGGCACGTCGTCGCGCTCCGCGACATGTGCCGACGGTTCGCGCCGATGCACCGCTTCATCTGCCTGACAGACAAGCCCAACGCGCTGCCGCTGGAGACGATCGAGCTTCTCCACGATTGGCCGGGCTGGTGGTCGAAGATGGAGATCTTCCGGCTGCGCGGGCCGGTGCTGTACCTCGACCTCGACACCGTGATCGTGCGGGACATCTCGCCGGTCATCGAGCTGGCTGGCGACGACGAGTTCGTCATTCTGCGCGACTTCTACCGGGGCCGGATGAACAAGGCCGCGATGCAGTCGAGCATGATGCTGTGGTCGGGCGACATGAGCCGCCTCTACCGCGCCTTTCGCGAGGACCCGCGCTTCTACCTCGGCGGCGACCAGGAGTGGCTCGAGCAGCACCTCGACATCGCGCCTGCGTACTGGCAGGACATCTGCCCGCGTTCGATCAGCAGCTTCAAGGCCAGCCCGCGCTCGGCCTCGGAGCGCATCATCATCTTCCACGGCCACCCGCGCCCGTGGGAACAGGACGAGGTCAAGTATGCAGCGGCGTGAAGGCTGGCATGTCCCTGACGCCGATCAGGTGGCGCTGGAGATCATCCTCGCGGAGGTTGGCGACCTCGACACCGACATCCTGCCGCTGACCTCGGGCCGTCGCACGGTCGTGCAGGCGGGCGGCAACATCGGCATTTGGCCGGTCGCGCTGGCCGGGCATTTCGACAAGGTGCTGACGGTCGAGCCCGACGAGGAGAACCACGCGGCGCTGCTGCTGAACCTCGACGAGCGGCTCAAGGGCGCCGACCGGGCGAAGGTCTCGGCCTATCGCGGCGCGTTCGGCGCGTCCGCCGGCACGGGCGCGATGGACAGGTTCGACCGCCACAACATCGGCGCGCATCGCGTGAAGAACGGCGCCGAGTTCTCGATCATGCGGATCGACAGCTTCGGCATCGACGACTGCGACCTCCTCTGCCTCGACGTCGAGGGCTACGAGCATTTCGCGGTGCAGGGCGCGAAGGAGACCATCTTCCGCTCCTGGCCGACCATCGTGCTCGAGTTGAAGGGCCTTGGCGAGCGGTACGGCGCGACAGACGTTGACACCATCACCATGCTGGCCGATTGGGGCTACATGATCGCGGGCCATGTCCACCGCGACGTCATCTTCCGAAGGAGGCCGTGATGGACGTCCAGCCAACCGGCGTGCAGAAGTTCCTGCAGGCGATCTCGACCTACGAGACCGAATTCACCCGCTGGGAGAAGCGCGCGACGAAGATCATCAAGCGGTATCGCGACGACACGCGCACGCAGTCGGGCAACGAGACGGTCAAGTTTAACATCCTCTGGTCGAACGTCCAGACGCTGATCCCGGCGGTCTACGCCAAGCTGCCGAAGGCCTCGGCCAAGCGGCGCTTCGGTGACCGCGACCAAATCGGGCGCGTGGCGGCGCAGCTGATCGAGCGCGCGCTGGACTACGAGATCGAGCATTACCCCGACTTCCGCGCCACGATGAAATACGCGGTCGAGGACCGCTTCCTCGGCGGGCGCGGCGTCGCGTGGGTCCGCTACGAGCCGCACGTGCGCGCGCAGGAATTGGCGCTGCCCGAGGATGGCGCGCAGGTCACCGAGGACGTTGACGAGGACGGCAACCTCCCCGAGGGCGCGGAGATGCCCGAGGAGATCGAGTACGAGTGCGCCCCGGTGGACTACGTCCATTGGAAGGACTTCGGCCACAGCAGCGCCAGGACATGGGAAGAGGTCACGCAGGTCTGGCGTTGGGTCTACATGACCCGCGAGGCGCTGGTGGAGCGCTTCGGCGAGGACATGGGCCGCAAGATCCCGCTCGACAGCGGCCCCGACAACCTCGACGGCCCCAACCGCAAGCGCGAAGGCACGCGCGCGAAGATCTGCGAGCTCTGGTGCAAGGAGACCCAGAAGGTCTACTGGCTGCACAAGGGCATGGGTCAGTTCGTGGACGAGCGCGACGACCCGCTCGGGCTGGAAGGGTTCTATCCCTGCCCCAAGCCGCTCTACGCGACCACGACCTCGGACAGCCTCGTCCCGGTGCCGGACTTCCTGCTCTATCAGGATCAGGCCAACGAACTCGACATCCTCTCCGACCGCATCGACGGGCTGGTCAAGGCGCTGCGGATGCGCGGCGTCTACGATGCCTCGCAACCCGCGCTCCAGCGCCTCCTGACCGAGGGCGACAACAACACGCTCATCCCGGTCGACAAATGGATGGCGTTCGGTGAGAAGGGCGGGCTGAAGGGCAGCATCGACCTCCTGCCACTCGACACCCTCGCGCAGGCGCTGATCCAGTGCTACGGCGCGCGCGAGCAGATCAAGTCGCAGATCTACGAGATCACCGGCATCTCCGACATCATCCGAGGCCAGACCGCCGCGAGCGAGACGGCCACGGCGCACCAGATCAAGGGCCAGTACGCCGGCCTGCGGTTGCGGTCGATGCAGGAAGAGGTCGCGCTGTTCGCCTCCGAACTGATCCGGCTAAAGGCGCAGATCATCGCGACCAAGTTCCAGCCGCAGACGATCCTCGCCTACGCCGCCGCGCAGCAGATGTCGCCCGAGGACCAGCAGCTGATCCCCCAGGCGCTGCAGGTGCTGGCCGACAAGCCGCTGCGGAACTTCCGCATCGAGGTCGCGTCCGACAGCCTCGTCCAGATCGACGAGCAGCAGAACAAGCAGGACCGGCTGGAGTTCGTGCAGGCCTATGGCGGCTTCCTCGAGCGCGCGCTGCCGGTCGTGCAGCAGGCCCCGCAGGCCGCCGGCATCGTCATCGAGCTGATGAAGTATGGGATCGGCGCGTTCAAGCAAGCCGAACCGCTGGAAGGCACCCTTGATCGGATGCTGGAGGAGATCACCGCCCAGCAGCAGGCGCAGGCCGCCGCGCCGCCGCAGCCCGATTCCGAGCAGATGAAGATGCAGGCCGACACCGCCATCGCGCAGCAGAAGGCGCAGTTCGACGCCCAGATGATGCAGGCCAAGCTGCAAGCCGACATGCAGATCGAGCAGATGAAGGCGCAGGCTGCGGCCGCGCTCGAGGAGCAGCGTCAGCGCTTCGAGGCCGCGCTCAAGAGCGAGGAGCTGGCCCAGAAGGTCGCGCTGGAGCAGGAGAAGGCCCGTCTCGACGCCGAGACCAAGATCATGGTCGCGCGCATCGGCGTCAGCGGCGTGGACACGCCCGGCCTCGACATCGTCAGCCAAGCCACCGACCGCTTCGCCACCGGCATGTCCGAGGACGTTCGGTCGATGATCCAGCAGATGGTGCAGGACAGCATGGCGCGCGACGAGCGCGTGATCGCAATGATGCAGGCGCTCATGCAATCGATGGGCGCGCCCAAACGAATTGTCCGTGGGCCAGACGGCCGGGCAATCGGGATTGAGATCAATGCATGATCGGAATCTGGGATTCTGGTCTCTGGGATAGTGCGACTTGGAGCGACGGCTCCGTCATTGTCGTCGATGACACGCACGACGGCGACTACCTCGGCAAGAAGCTCAAGCGCGAGCGCGAGGAAGTCGAGGCGCGGCGGCGCTGGGTGCTGGAACTCTACGAGCGGATCGTGGAGGGGCTGGAGCCTGCGCCCGAGGAAGTCGAGCAGGCTGTCTCGGCAGCCATCGAAGCAGTCGGCGTGGAGACGCGCGCCGACATCATCGAGGCCCCGTCGATCGATCTGGGGCGCATTCTGGCAGGCCTGGAGCGTGCGCTGGACCTCCAGCGGCGTCTCGCGCTTGAGGCCGACGACGAGGAGGTGATGTTGCTGCTATGAGGACGCGATACGTCTGGCGCGACGGGGAGATGGTCGAGATCGCCATCGCGCACCCCGGCGCCGAAGCCAAGATCCAGATCGTCCCCGACATCGGCGGCTACAAGTCGATGGCGGACGGGTCGTGGATCAGCAGCCGCTCGCAACATCGCGAGCATCTGCGCCGGCACAACTGTTTCGAGGTCGGCAACGAGATGCCGAAGCCTCGCGAAATCACAGCCCCGAGCCGCGAGCAGCGCATTAAGCGCCTGCGCGAGCAGCTGTGGAACATGACCGACAAGCAGGCGGACAAGATCCTGGCCGAGCTGCGGTCGCAACCCCGGAGATGAGATGAGCGAGATCCAGAAGGTCGATAGCGACAGCCGAAAGGAACTGCTGGCCGAGCAGTTCAGCAAGATCGAGGCCGAGGTCGCCGCCGCGCCGCCCGAGGCAGCCCCCGAGGCCGAGACCGAGCCCGCCGCCGAAGGCCGCGCCCGCGATTCTTCGGGCCGTTTCGCCCGCGCCGATGGTGCGCCCGCCCCGAAGGCCGCCCCCGCCGGGCCGCAGGGGACGGCCGCCGAGGCCGCCGAGGCCGCTGAGGAGCCCGTCTGGAGGCGCCCGCCGCAGTCGTGGAAGAAAGAATTCCACGATGCGTGGCTGAAGGCCGACCCGCGTCTGCAGGAATACGCCTACCAGCGCGAGGAGCAGATGCGCGCGGGCATCGAGCCGATCCGCGCCAAGGCCGAGTTCGCGGATCGCATGAACGAAGCCATCGCGCCCTACATGGACACGATCCGTGGCCTCGGGATCGAGGCGCCGCAGGCCGTGCGCGCGCTCATGGAGGCCGACAACATCCTCCGCAACTCGTCCCCGCAGGACAAGCTCAGCTATTTTCATTCCCTCGCCCGGTCCTACGGCATAGACTTGGCAGGGCAGGGATCGCCCGCCCCACAGGCCTCCGTCGATCCCAACTTCGTGGCGCTCCAGAACGAGTTGATCAAGATCCGGGGCGAAGTCACGGGCTGGAAGCAGGCGCAAGAGGAGCAGGCCAACGCCGTCCTCCTCAACGAGGTTTCCCAGTTCGCCACGAAGGTCGAACACTTCGAGGCCGCAAGGCCGACGATGATCCAGCTTCTACAGAGCGGCGTCGCGACCACCCTCGAAGATGCGTATCAGAAGGCCCTTCGTCTCGACGAGGAGCTTTTCGCGCAGCAGCAGCAGGCCCAACAGGTCAAGGCGCTCGCGGAGCGGAAAGCCTCGGCAGACAGGGCGGCGAAAGCCGCCAGGGCCGCTGCGGTATCGGTGCGCGGCTCCACACCCGGGGCGCCGACCGGAACCAAGGCATCCGACCGCCGCTCCCTCCTGGCCGAGCAGCTCGACGGGCTCTCGGAGCGGCTCTAACCAACCCTCTGTAAGGAGTGCCTTCAATGGCGTTCGCGAACAGTTCGATCAGCGATATCATCGCGACGAACATCCAGTCGCGTTCCGGCGAACTCGCCGACAACGTGACCAACAACAACGCGCTGCTGCGTCGCCTCAAGGAACGCGGCAACGTGAAGACGTTCTCGGGCGGTAACGTGATCTTGCAGGAGATCATGTACAACGACTCGACGACGAACAACACCAACTCCTACTCGGGCTACGAGGTCCTGAACGTCTCGCAGAACTCGCCCATCAGCGCGGCGCAGTTCTCGATCACGCAGTACGCCTCGGCGGTCTCGATCTCCGGTCTGGAGATGATCCAGAACTCGGGCAAGGAGGCGATCATCGACCTGCTCGACGGGCGCATGTCCGTCGCGGAGGCGCAGCTCGCCAACCGCATCGGCGGCGACATCTACCTCGACGGCACCGGCAACTCGGGCAAGAACGTCACCGGCCTCGCGGCGGCGGTTCCCGACAGCCCCGGCTCGGGCACGTATGGCGGCATCAGCCGCGTGACGTTCTCGTTCTGGCGCTCGGTGTCCTTCTCCGGCCTCACGAACGGCGGCGCGGCGGTCACGGCGTCCAACATCCAGCAGTACATGGACTCGGTCGCGGTGCAGCTGATCCGTGGCACCGACAAGCCGGACCTGATCGTGGCGGACAACAACTACTACCGCCTCTATCTGCAGTCCCTGCAGTCGATCCAGCGCATCTCGGACAGCGGCTCGAGCATGGCTGGCGCGGGCTTCGCCTCGCTCAAGTACTACGGCGCGGGCATGGCCTCCGATGTCGTCCTCGACGGCGGTATCGGCAACGCGGCAACGGCGAACCACATGTGGTTCCTCAACACGAAGTACCTGCACTTCCGTCCGCACGCGGATCGGAACTTCGTGCCGATTGGCGGCGAGCGCCAGGCGGTCAACCAGGACGCCATCGTCAAGCTCATCGGCTGGGCCGGCAACCTCACCAGCAGCGGGCCGCAGTTCAGCGGCGTGCTGATCGCCTGAGAAGGAGACCAGATCATGGCGTATTCCTTCGTGGAAAATCGGGTCGGCCTCCCCGCCGTCACCGACATCGACTCGGGCGTCACGATGCCCAACGGGACGTCCGCGATCCCGACCCCGCCGGCAACGCTCGGCATGGTCGCGCGCGCGTTCGACCCGGTCTACGGCGAGGGTGAATTCATCCTCCTCGTGGGCGTCGCCTCGACCGAGGTCGGCTCGCTGGTGTCCTACAACGCCTCGACCTACCAGACCGCGCTGGCCGCCAACACGGCGAACCTCGCGGGTCCGGTGGCCGTGGCGATGTCGGCCAACCTCGCTGGCACCTTCGGCTGGTACCAGATCGGCGGCCTCGCGGTCATGAAGAAGACCGCCGTCGCCGTCAGCCCGCAGGTCGCCATCTATCAGTCCGCCACGGCGGGCCGTGTGATGCCGACCGTGGCGACGGGCAAGCAGCTGCTCGGCGCGCGCGCCGCCAATCTGGCGACGGTCGCGTCCGGTGTCTCGACGGTGATCGTCTCGATCAACCGTCCGCACAAGCAGGGCCAGATCATCTGACGACTAGGGGCGGCGGGTTCGCCCGTCGCCCCTTCCTTTCGAGGTACGCATGGCGCTGCCGTCGCGCGTTCTCAACTCCGGCGTCACCAGCCTTTCGACCGTGGCGATCTGCGGCGAGGGCGCGAGCGGCGTCTCGGCAGCAGGCAGCACCTCCAGCGACGCGGCGTCGCTCTCCAGCATCTACAACCGGATTTCCACGGTCGCCGCAGGCGCTGGCGTGAAGCTGCCGCCGACCGAAATGGGCGCGACGGTCTTCGTCGCAAACGCGGGCGCAAACCCGTTGACGGTCTATCCCTACGACACCGGCTCGACCATCGGCGGCTCCGCATCCAACGCTCTGGTCCCTGGCGCGTCTGCCATCTACTCGGCGGTCTCCAACACGCGCTGGGAGCCCCTGCAGGGCTATGGCGTGGCAGTACCCGCCGCCTACGGGTCGTTCTCGTCCACCGCCACGCAGACCGCCGCGCTCGTCAACACGGCTTATCCAATGACGTTCAAC